TACTTAGAAGCGTTGGTTCTACCTGTATCTATCTCTGTCCAGTTAGTTGAGATAACATCTCTAAGACTGTGTGCCGCTGCAGAAGTACTTTCTCTAGCTCTTGTTACACCTGTAAACTCATTTGGACTAGATGATGCATCTACACCTGTGTAGGTAAATAGTTCTGAGTTAATCTGAAATGTACCACTAGTTGCAAACCCTGTAACAGAATCTACACTGATTGTACCAGAACCTGTCATACCTGTATTGATGGCTATGGATCTAGCTATCTCAGCAGATGTAGAAGAGAATATTTTCTCTCCCCTACAAGCTAGTACCTTAGTACCAAAGGTAGCTACACCAATTATTTTTTCTGAATCAGCAGATGTTACGGGAACTATCTGATTAACGTACTTACGGTGTCCATTTATTCTCCTGTAGCCACCCTCAACGTCAGGCTCAAAGTTTTCTAAAACTAAAGCCTCTCCTGGTTGCATAAGAAAAGAAGAACGGTTTAAAACTAAACCGCCCTCACAGTTAAATGCTACAGGTTGTACTTGGGAACTATCTGGCATTAGACAGATGCTCCAAAGCTAGAGCTAACTGGTCTATCTACAACGGTAGACCTAATGTAATCAAACTTGTTAATCAACAGACTTTGAATATTCTTAATACCGTCTTCAAAGCGTTCAAAGTTAATCTGGTACTGCTGCATCTCACCTCTGTACTGATACAAGAATGCAGTAGCACCGTCTGTAATAACTGGTTTAAACCTGTCTGGTATTGTAGTCACATCACCCTGTGCAACTAAGTCATTAGGAAACGTAAAGTAATCATACAGTAACGTATATTCTTTATCAGGATAAGGGTAGAGTAAGTAGTTGTTGTCGAGTGTACGGATAATGTACTGTGGCATAGCACCACTATCAAACTGCGTTACCACAACACCAGTAGCGTAAGCAGCGGCAGTAGTACCATTAGCACCTCGTGTGCAACCTGTAAGAGTATTACCAGAAATAGCAGTGTAAGTAATTTGTTCACTTGCAACGTAGACAGTTCCTGTTGCTGAAAAACCTGTAGCTGAAGCAAGTGTAAGTATAGTAACAGAGTCTGTGTGTGAGCCGTTTAATGTTGTAGATTCAATTTCATCTTCTTGGCTTGCAAAGTCTTTACTAATGTATTCGTTGTAATTTAGTTTTCTTAAATTCATGCCTGTTGAATTAACAGTAGCACTCTTCTTTATTCTAGCTGTATTATAATCTATGTATTTTGTACCAGTAGGTATAGTATATCGAACTACACCAGGAACTAGAGTAGATACGTTAGACGCATGATTAAATGGGTACGCAAATTCTTTTTGGTTAATGTGTCGAATGGCTTCGTTTACAGCATTCTGAGCCTGTACCTGTACTCCCCTAGCATCTAAAAAGTTAGCAGAAGTTAATACTACTTCATTCATACGGGTGAGGATTTCGTTTGTCAGTGAAAGGTATGTAAGTGCCATTCTGTTCCCTCAAGATGTAGCAAAGGGGCCAGCCTATAGCCAGCCCCTGAGTTTATTGTTATATTACAGCAAGTCACGTTGGGCTGCAGCAGCCTCAGTGTGAGCAGCCGAAACATCTGCAATTACTGCATAGACACGTAAGCGTCCAGTAGCAGCAGCAGCACCAGCAATAACAACATCAATGGTATCTGACGCAGCGACAAGAGCTAATGCAGCAGCAGCATAAGTAGATGCAGCTGCAGTATTAATAACATTAGTCTCACCGTTAGTACCAAGTACAAGGTATGTACCAGCAGCATCGTCAAGTGCAGCACCGTCAATGATGTCATCTCCACCAGCAAAGTCAATATTACAAGTACAACTTGCAGTAAAAGACTTCATGATTTCCGCACCAGCAGTCAGAAGAACTGACTCTGAAGGAATTTCAAGTAGTTGAAAAATGTCACCATTAGCAATGGTAGCACCAGCAGCAATCATAGCATCAATATCTAGAATTGCTTCAATAGTCCGTACAACGTTACCAACTACTGTTGGAACAGCAAGAACGTTTGCTCCAACACCAGCAGTATCAACGGAAGTCATATCAAAAGTAGCCATAGTTTATATCCTCCCTTACGCTGCGTTATAACGAGCAGTGACGATTGCTTCTGGACGAAGAATCTTCCTACCGTATAAATGCATACCACGAACAATGTCAGCAAAGCTGTCAGGGTCACGATATGTTTCTGTCTTATTGATTTGCTCCGCAGTAGCTACAGAGGAATCGTGTCCCGCCATAATTACTCCGAGGTTAGTCAGTTGGTTTGCGGTTCCTGCAGTTCCCGGTCCAGTGCCTAGTGCTGGCAGATTGGACGAAGAGTATACACGAAAGCCATGAAAGTTGCTTACGGTTAGACCGTTACGCAGTCCACCCGAATCACCGAAGTCTGCATTCATGAAGCGTGAATCTTCATCAGCAAGAATTTCCATGAATACTGGATCAACTACCAGCCAGCGACCTTGTGAGTCAACTTGCTGTTGGTCAAGCAAACGCTTCATACGAGCAATAATCATTGCAGGAGAAACAGTTGCAGTTGGCAACGAAGTAGCACCCGGCATACGTGCAGTCACAGGAATTGAGTGAGTGCCAGCAGAGGCAGTAGTTATATTTCCAAAGTCACCTTTGTGAAGCTGCATAGAAGCAAGCAATTCGTTAGCACCTGCAGAGCTTACAGCTTTAGTACCATTAACAGTTGTGTTAAGAGTATCAGCTTTAGTATGCAAAGAAGACTGCTTATAACCAGACATATATCCAAGAACTTCTTGGTCATGATTGTCTGCTAAACGATAGGCAGCACGATTAGTTGCAAGATCCATGAAGTTTACATGGGAATGAGCTTCTTCAATATCGTCCATTTTAAAAGCAAAATAGTTAGCTTTGTCAATGACTAGATTAAAATCGTCATCCTGCAAATCTTGCGCTGTGACATTTGTGCCACGTGCATATTCACTTACGCTGATCTCAGGCTCTTTGATGATTTTTACTGTATCGCCTTGCGATGCAATTTCACCAAAATAATCTGAGTTAGTAATATCACCTACAATTGTACTCTTGCGAAAAGCAAGTTGTACTTTTTTTGAATAGATTACTGGGCTAAAATTACCATTCGGTAAGTTGCCATAACCTGTTGAGGTTGTAAAAGCCATTGGATAAATCCTCCTATTGAAATTGTTTGGCTTAGGTTAAGCTAAACATCTTAGTCAAGAGGCTGAATTTTTTCTAGGGTGCAGGTGTAATAGGATCGGCCAACCCTAAGACTACTGGGCCTGTACTTAATCAGGTAGTTCTTATTAACGTGTTTAGACTGTAGTAAAAAGGATAGTATGCGAGGTTGTCTATTAAGAGGCTCTTTAATACTATCCCTTAGTTATATTGACTATTGAACTTTTGTCAATAGCTATTATCGGGCTTTGCCTGATATATCGTAAATAAATTTCCCTGAACGCATTGCTAGGGTAATTTCTTCTTGATTCTTTTCAAAGTCTTTGTCTGACATTTTAGCAATGTCTGACTCTTTAAACGTACCATTAAACTCAGCAGTGTCAATAGAAGTCTTGCTTCTTTTGTTTACAACAGATGCTGCTTCTTTTGATTTAATTTTTCTAGCAGAAGGGGTCATACCTTTATCAGATTTGTAAAGATCAATGACACGGACTACTGAAGCTGGATCATCAGCGTTTTCATATAAAGCATCTTGAACCCACTTAGGTTGCTCATCTGCCCAATCATGAAATTCATCAGAAGTTTTTAAGTCGTCAAAGTCAGAGTGACTTTTTTTAATTTCTAATTCTGACTCTATGCGTTTGTTTTCATAGTTAGCTTCATCAATTTTCTTTAATCGTGCATCTGCTTTATCAAACATTTGCTCTGCTTTTTTATTAGCAATAGTTTCTACTATACCAGCAACGTCAGGATATTGTTTAGCCCAATCAGCAATGTCTTGATCTGACTTAGGTAAACTAATAGAAGAGCTATTTATACGTCCTTCTACTAAATCAAGTTTTTCTTTCCACTCAGTTTCTTTCTCACTCATGTGGCGTCTAAGATCACCATATCGTTTCTTAAAAGATTTTTCTTCCCTTGATAACGTCTCTTCTTTATCTTCTGTGTCAGACGTTTTTTCTTCGGCAACTTCTTCGCTGCCTTGTAATTTTTCAAGTTCTTTTTCATCCTCTTCAATACGATTGCGATTACGATTATTGTGATTAGAG